AATCTGATGGTGCTACTGATGACATATGACCTCTTTATTAGTACTTACACGGTATTAGGCGGTGCTCCCAATTTTTAATTCTATCTTTATCTAATGGTGCGCCTGATGCTGTAGCATTAACACCATCAACTTCAAGTAAGCCACTTCTTTCAATTACTTCAAGGCCGTTAACTTCTTTAACAAGACCCATAGGAACCGTATATTTTCTTCCAGGTATTAAATGCCATTTTTCAATACGATCACCTGCGTATCTAACATAATGCTTATCAAGACGCTCATGTGCGCCTTTACGGTTGACATATTCCATTTCAACAAGTCTTGCGTCTTCTTTCTTCTCTTTTTCAAGTTTAGCTTTTGTTTCTGGCTTCATATGTTTAAAATCATTGTTTTCACATGAATTTGTAAATATATCGACTAAGCCATGTGCTTCGCCAGATTGTGTGTATTGAACTACTACGCTCATATTTTAATTTCCTATGTTATTTAAACTTCTAAAAGGCGCATGTAACGCCGTGTTGTTATTATATTCAAGGTTACGTGAACCTGATGGTGATAAAGTTGCTATTTCACCATTATTAGGGTCAAGGAAGGTATCAAACTGCGTTGAATCGACTGCCAAACTGATTATGTTTACGTTTATATCTAAAATTATGCCTTTTAATCCATTGGCTTGCCACATACCAAAAGTAACGGGAACTGACAATGAAACAACTTGATTCTGTTGAAATACATTTTCTTGATCTGTTGTCATTATAGTTGTCACTAACATTGGAAAAGATCTAGTAATATCTGTAATTTCCAATGCTGATGGTACTGTGACAACAGGTCGTAAGTAAGTATTTGCATTATTAGGTACTATCATGTAAATCCGCTTTACATTGTTAAAAAATCCATATCGCTTTTTTAAGGCGATATGGATAAACCAGGAAGTTTTTAATTCTCAAGTTTATATGCTTGCCAGTTGATTTGATCGCCACTTGCACCGGCAGGAGATTGCGCACCTCCAGATAAGAAGATATACGGTACAAACTGACCTGTATGAAATGCTTGAAATTGAAAATTATAACCTTTTTCAACAAAAGTATTAGGATCACGAGTAGTTCTTGTACCACTAGGTGAAGCCGTAGCAAATAATGTAGCTGTAGGCGATGTAGTAGATGCAGGAAATGCAAATGTTGTGAATGCTGTAGTATTCAAATCAATTGTGACTTGATATGTAGCAGGATTAACAGATAAGATTTCAGCATTAACTTGATTCAATTCTGTCATACCAAAAGAGAAAGGAATGCTAAAATGAAATCTCATGCCTGGTACATAATATAGCGATGGATCAACACTTAATGTAACTACAGCTTGAACAGCTTTAGTTACAGCAGTTACATACATGAATTGAGGATCGACAGCTAAAAATCTTGAAATACGTCTTGTAAATCCAGCTGTTGCAGGAGCTGCAAAACCAGAGGAATCAAGACCTATCAATGTATAGGCATTAGAAGACACACTTGAAATCTCAAAATTCATACCAGAAATCTGTAGCATTCCAGTTGTATTATAAAATTGGATAATATCGCCATTTGAATAACCGTGGGCTGTCTGTGAGACAACTGCACCATTGGCTTGTGTAATACTTGTAATAACGGCAGCATTTTGCTGTTCTACAACAGGATTTGTTGCAACATAAGTGAAGCCGTTTGAAACTGTGGCTGTTTGGAATGTATCAATTAATGGCGCATTTGTTGAGTTAGTTTTTTTAATTCTAATCCCATCATTTGCAGCAGTAGCACCAAGACCAAATTTTGCACCGAACCATTCTGCACCGATAACAACGCCAGTGGCAGGTGCTAATGGCATTTGTGTGATATTCCAAACTTTAAAATAATCAGCATAGTTGGGTAGCAAGATTTTAACTCCTGCACCTGTAGAGGTGAATGATCCACCCATAGTAATAGTAAATGGCATATTGTACTCCTTATGATGGGCTAAATGTTGTTGCGTTTAAGCCAGAGATCCAGTTTTGGTTAGTAATTGCTCTCGCAATTGCAAACTTAGCATAAAGTTGGCTATTCTGTGCGACAGAAGAAACAACCCATGGCGGTCTATAGCCAACTACAGCTGTATAACTATTTTGTTCAATTTTAGCAGCAGCTTCAAGTCCATACATTGGAATAGTATAAACTGTTCTTCCAAGTGTAGAAATTCCAGGTGTCTTGGCACCTTTTGAAGAAACAAAGAATCTGAATCTTGAAATAGAACAATATTCTTCTGGTCTTAAACCTTCTTGTGAAGGGTAAGCATTCTTTAAAAGAACTCCTTGAACCTTCTGCAAGTCGTTTGTTAGATTAGTAGAAGCTAAAGCAATAAAGGCATCACGTGTTGGGCCTGTATTAAACTTATCCATGGCATCAATACTTACAAGCATTGTACGAGCATCATTACCTAACAAAATAGTTTCGATATTATTAATATCATTCAAACTAATGTTTGAAGGCTGATCTCCGTTAGTACCACCTGTACAATTGATGTAAGATACGCTAGAAGAAAATAAATCTCTCATTAACAAATCTTCTTTCTCTCTTAACCATTGTCCAAGCAATGCTGTGAACTTAGTTAAAGTTTTGGAATTCTCATACAAAATAACTTGTTCGTTAGTAACGATAGATTTAGCGTATATTTCCATAGTTGCATCAATATCTGTACGTACAGGTACTTCAGATGCAGGATCAATACCGCTTCCGTCAAGTTGACCGCCATCGGTAGAAAGACGTTCAAAACGTGACATACGTGTTGTTTTACCGATATAAGATTCGGCGTGATGTAGATCTACTCCAAAACTATGTATGAGGTTGAACATGGGAGTACTTAACAAATCTTCCGCCGCTTGAACCGGGAGCTCAGGAGCAAAGTTGTTAATATTTGTGATTCCAGTTGGGAATGACATAAAAATACCTCGTGGGTAACAGTTGATAATATGTTCATTGCGAGTGAACTAAAACAGCTGTACGGACGAGGTACTTTTCAGTCGAAGAATGACGAATTCTAGAGATCAGTCATTTTAACAATATGATATTTTAATGATTAATGTAAATTATTTTTTAAAGTCCTTGTATTGTTCTATAAATTTCATAGCCCATTTTAATTTGTCTTCTATTCTTTGTCCAGCTGGTTGACCTACTGACCAAAGTTCAAGGTTTTCTATTCTATTATCATCACGAATACCATTCTTATGGTGAACTGATTCACCTTTTATTAATGAACGCCCTAAGTATTCGGACATTACAAATGTATGTTCATATATTCTTCCATGTTTTTGAGCATTAGGATGCCTCATTTTAGTAATATAAATATAACCATGAGGTTCTTTATGTCCACTTCCATTAGGAGCTTTAAATTTCTTTGGTATAGATAAATCAATATTGTTTTCAATTCGATATTGAATAAATTTATTATGAATTAGGATTTTTTTAGCACATTCTTTTGAACAAGTCTTTTGCTTCCACCATTTACTTGTAAAATTTTCTTTACATTGTTTGCATTGTCTAGTCCAGTGAGGTGGGTTAATTGTTCCGTATTCATCAAGTAAATGATAACAAGAATAACAACAATTCTTTGAACAACATTTATTTGAATATATTTTATTACAATGCTGACAAGTCTTGATTTTTTTAGACATAAAACTCCTGTGTTTTTAACCTGATGAAAAGAAAGTACGCCGAACTTCAGGATGAGTTTTTCGGATGCCTCCTAGGCGTACTTGCGAATATTATACCATGTAAAGCGGTTTTATCTCAACCCTTTTCTATCTCTTTGCATTCTTTCCCAATTAGCCGCCTTTTGCGCTTCTGTCAATCTAGAAGGTGCTGCTATTCCTTGACCTTGTGTAGTTCCTGTGCTTGATATACTACCTGGCTTTGCTAGATTCTGTTCCATACGTTTTTGATCTTGCTTATGATCAAGATTAGGTACTAATTTTTTTGTAAGTTTATAAATTGATTCCCAATAGTCATAACCTTTAGGCATATGTGAAAATGGTTTTACAAGTTCAGGATAATGATATTCTAAATAATCTACATTTTCAGCATGACACACCTTATCAAAATCTGGCATCGCTTGTCGTAATCGTGTTGGAAATTCTATCTGCTCTCTTTCTTCATTCTTTCTGTGATATTCAGCTTCCCTTTGCTTTATAATAGCATCTACACGTTTATTTAAACGTTCATCTTCAGTTTCTTCTTGATCGCCATATTGTTGCTGGATTTGTGGCTTATTAGTTATAGCCTCTAAAGCAGCCCTCAATGCTGAAGCTTCTGCTGCCTTATCTGCTGCTCTTTTATCCGCCTCTTCACGTGCTTTTCTATCTGCTTTCCGCTGTTCTCTAATTGCTGCCCAATTTTTATCTTCCACGATGTCATTTGTAATAGATGGGCTAACCGTTCCTTGTTGTGGATCATTTTGAACTTGCTCTTTTTTAGGTTCTTGTATATTTTCTGGTATATTATTATTCAAATGGACTCCTATGACTGAAGTTAAATTGACTATTAGCGATGCAACAGAAATTAACAAGAAATTACTTGAAAGTCTAGAAAATTATAATAAAATGCTAAAACAATCTATTGCTGATGTGCCTTTAGGGTGTCTTTGTTTAGATGAAAAGATTGAAAAAATATTATTCAAAAATGGTTTTCGTAGGGTCTTCGACCTTATTGACACTGATTTTACTAAAATCAAAGGCCTTGGAATCATCAGAATCGGGAAGATTACAGCCAGCCTTAATCAATTCCTCTCTATTAGCTAAAAAGAATTCATGTTCGCTTGGCATATCTATTTTACTTTCATGTCTTATATATTCCCAAAATGTGCCTTTATAAAATGCTACAGACCAAGCTTGCATTCTAGCATATTCTTTTGGTACTATACATTGTGTAGAAGCTAATTGTGCCATTCTGGCAGCAGATGGAAGCACCCATAGCATCTTAACAAATTGATCGAGTCTTTTATTATATAACCAAACCATTTGGTCAGGTCGCGGTTTAGGTAGATAAAGCCACCCATAATATTTATATCGTTTAGCATTATTTATAAGACAATCTGTTGCAGGCTGTCTGACAAGGCAATATTCATCTTCATCATATACTTTATTGTATATTTCTCTGCATTTTCTAAATTCTTCTGTTATTTCATCTGTGATAGCATGACCAAGTTCCAACATATTATAATCTGTTGAATTCTTTTTGGCTTTATTAGATTTTGAACCTGCTGTTTCTTTAGTCATTCACATATCTTATTAATATTGATTGAACCATTGCGATTTTTGTTTATTCGATACATACCATCTTCACATTTACACTGGATAAAATCATCGAATATTCCTACTTCTAATATTTGGGAGGGTAATTCAAACATTCCAAGATGACAATTAATTTTTGTTCCCATATTCAAAGGAATTCTTTCGTATCTAGTTTTCAATTAATGATCCTGATCGTTTACTTTTTTATGGGGTTGCGCTCTATCTTTTCCACGTGTTGGCAAAAACGCTCCTGCTGGATCATCGCCATTGCCTTGTGCAAAGACTGATTTACCAACATCCATTTCATAGTACTCATTAGGAATAGCACTTTTAGTTACTTTAGGAATAACATCATCATCTTTATTCTTAGCATAATCAGGGGCATGATGTGATCTTGCGCCTTTTAAGTTACCGAAAATAGGGTTAACACCTAAGTCAATTGCTGCTTTTGATTTTTTCATGTTGTATCCTTTTAAAGATTATGCTATCATGTTAGATCAAATTTAAAAAGATAACAATGAAAAAACAGATTAAGCAAGACTTTAAAAGGCGTGGTATAATTTCGGTATCATATATTCAGCGTAAATATCAATTAACGTTTGAATGTGCCTCTCAAATGCTTTATGAAATAGCTATAAAAACTGATAATAAAGAATATTCTGGTGATATTCTAATACGTTTAAGAAAGTAACGTCTGATAACGTAGGTTATGTTTTCAATTACATCGCCTTACATTTCTCTAGATATATTGTGAGCCATATAAATTAATTTTTTTAATAAAAAAAGAATACGAGGGATTTTCACCCTCATTTTTCTTACTAAAGAATGTCCTAAAAGTTAGACTAGTATTCTTACTCAAGGATACTGCATCTTATTCTTTTTTGTATAGCTTGCAAGCATATCTACAGATTTTTTAAGATGCTCTGGGTTACTCATCTCGCCTGATGTATATTTGCCATCTGCAACAGTTGTTTCGCCTTGATCTTTTGACCAGTGACCTTCATTGAACTGTGCCATCGCTTTCTTTTGACCATGTGCTTCTTTACTATGTGCCATATTTACTCCTTAGCCTTACGGCTGATTTATTTTTTCTTTGATTTTTTAGGCATTTTCATTCCAGATGCCATTTTTACTTCTTTCATTTCATGTTTTTTATGTTCTTTTTTTTCTTCTTTCTTTTTCATACATACCTTATATTTTATTGTTCAATCTGTTGAGGTTGCATCGCCATTTGATTTTGTTGTGCCATCGCTTGGTGTTCAAGCTGTGCCATTTTCATGCCTTGAGCAAGTTCAATAGCATTCTTAATCTGATTGAATTGCACATCTTCAAGTCTCATGGCAGTTTCTACAAGTGCATAATCTGCTTCCATTGTTTCATGATCTGCCATAGATAATAGCTTCTGGGCATTGGCTTCACTTTCTGCAACTTTAGCCATATCTAATTTAGATTTGCTAAACATATTCATTACTTTAGCATTTTCAACTTTCATCTTGCTTTCACTTTCGGCTTGTTGCGCTTGTTGTTGTTGTTGATTGACCTCTTCCATATCCTGTTCAATCTGACGCTTATTGGTAATGAAAGCAGCACGCAATATTGATTTGTCAGGTATGCCCATACCGAGTTCTTTGAAATGTAAGAGCTGTTGCAATTCCATTTGTCTTTGAGATGTACTATAATTGCCTTCTTCGACTGCCAATCCATACTTTTGACTGTGACTTGTAAAGAATCGCTCATCTGGATCATGACCCAATATATTACGAATCTTACCTTTACTAAATTTCTTACGAATGGCCTGAAGTCTGATTTTCCCATATAATCGTTGGGTATAATCCAATTTGTCGAAGATTGTTTGTAATGTAGTAAGTCCAGCCCCTTGACGTAGCATTGATAAAATTCCAGATTTGTCGTCTGTGGCACTTCCCAATAATTCTTCATTAACACCTGATATTTTTGTTATGTCTTCACTTAAACTGGCTGATAATTCCATCAAACTTTGCGGTATCGCAGCAGCTTCAATACGCTGTATTTCAGCAGGTAAATGACCAGCTTTAAGAGGTATAAGGAAGCCCTGTCCTGTTTGTCTAAATGCTTTTACGTCTGTTACTGCATCTGTAGGAAATATCCAACCACTATTGATTTGAGATTGCAATATTTCAAGCTCAATAACCTTTCTCATATTATAAAGAAACTGTGCATCACGCATATTTCTTATCATGCCCATTTTACGCCATGCAGGATTCTGAACATCAGGTTCATAGTAACATGTTGAAGGAACACAGGGGTATAAATCAATATTTAAAAGGTTCGGGCCATCGTATACAGTTTTATCACCAAGAGAAACACAAAGTTTAACGGTAGGAATCTGCATCTTTTTAACTTGCAACCATGGTTGTTGTGCAAGGGTTCTTTCCATCATATCTTCTTGATCGTCTACGTCTTGTTCCCATTCTACTGATTCACTGGTGTATGGATCAATAATCATTGTCGCTTCACGTGTTGTGCGATAATGAAACTCGTCATAAGTAAATAACTTATTCAATGCTACGTTGTTAAGTTCAGCCTGTAAAGGAAATCTACCATCTTTCATGCCCGATGGATTCATTTTATCTATTTCTTTGTCATATCCTTTTAAAAGAGACTTAGCCATCTCTTTTGATACCCATCTGCGTCTATATATCCCGTTGCAGTCACTTAGATCTTGCTTTCTATAATATTGATCAATCAAATAATTATTATAGCCGACACTATCAGTAAATAAATCACCTGACACCGCGTCTAAAGTATAATCAGGATACATATAAAGTAAGTTTTCACCAACATCAACAGCACCTTCAAATGATTCAGAAAGATATTCTTGAAATCCGTCTCTATCTTCACACCATCTCATAACTGCATTGAAATCATCAGCTAATGGATCATCATCATCATGAATTGGTATAACAATAGTAGATTTACGATTTTTACGTTGATAGCCACAGGTCATATTTATATGACGTCTGATAAGATTAAAAAAATAACGATATGAATTTTGATTGATGCTTTGATTACCATAAGAATACATCGACTGATCGCCGACTTTGAAACGCTTATCTATCGCCCCTTCCATCATAAAACGAGAGCCACAAGTATAATTTGCAAGATAGAAATCGTCTTTTCTTTGCTTTAAATTTCTAGCACCTACATCACTTGGATCAATATATCCGTTCATTTGAGTATTGAAACCACCACGATCATAACTTGGCATGAAATTCCTTATATATATAATTTTAAATATATATCAGGTATAAAATATTAACTTAATCTTTTTCTTTCATATCTCATCATGATGATTTGCTTTCTTCCAACATAAAACTTTATCATTTTCTTCAAACTTAGCGCCATCCCATCCATAGCCTGTATACCATCCACGGATTATACTTTTTTTATTTTCTATTTTTAGATAAAGCAGGTCATATTCTAGAGGTAAAAATTTACTGGCATCAGCCCATAAATCTTCATCATATTCGACCATAGGATATGTAAAATATCTATCCGAATTTGGTGATAGTTTATTGCCTACTTTTTGCATTCATACCCATAATTTGTTAAGAATTCAACAGCCCATGCAATCTTATCATCGACTCTTTGCCCTGCTGGCTGACCTTTATGCCACAATTCAAGGTTTTCTATTCTATTATCATCACGAATACCATTCTTATGGTGTACTGATTCCCCCTTTTTTAACGGTCTACCTAAATGCTCAGACATAATTAAGGTGTGTTCTGCTATTCTCCCTGTATTACTTGTACAATTTGGATGACCTAATCTTGTTATTTGTAAATATCCGTTTTTATCCAAAGAACCCTCTCCACTTTTTCTTTTCATTAATGGAGCATCAGGATCTTGTCCTCTACATCTTCTTCTAGACTTAAAACATCTAATACGTTTTTGTTCTTTGTAGAAAGGATTACTGTCTACACGTTTTTTAATATAACATGTAGAACACAAATGAAAAGTTTTATTATTAATCGGTTTAACCTGATTACAAGATTTGCAAGGCATACCTTTTCTTTTTTCTTCTCTCGCTTTTTGACCACACCATCGACAATAAAAACCAGCGTAATTAAATTCTTTATTACACGTCCTGCATAACTTCATATAGACTCCAATATATAAGTGTCTACATTATACATACATCTAACTATAAAATCAATGTAATAAGCTATTGAACTGTGAATAAATATCGTTGTCGCCGTAAACTTTTCTTCTAAGATTTTCAATATTAAGTTGTTCATCAGCGCAACCAAAATCACCTGACGCTAAAAATGGTGTCAGGCTATACCTAATAGCATCAACTTGATGATCGTTTTTCTTAACTGGTTTATCTTCTCCTCTATCTGCATACTTACTGTCCCATGCATAAGATTGAAGTTGTTCTATGGCATTTACACAATTCTTATGAACAACAATATTTCTTCCTGAAATAAATTTATTCATTGTCTTTACACCAAGCAAAACATCATTATTGGCATCAATAACAGGCAAATCTTCATTTCTTAGAGCTATTTTAAAGCTTGCAGCAGCTGGATCAACATATATTGACCTTACATCTCGATAGCCTATAAATTTTTTTATATCGCTAACAAGTTGTGCATCAGTTTTAGGCATACCAGTTTTTGCAGAATCATAATAATACTCTTCTTCAATTCGTGCCTGTGGCCATTTATTTGGTGTAATAGCCACTAATACAGCAGCTGTAGGGTTTGTGGTTCCGTAATCTATACCTACAAGATAATAGTTAGGAGAGGAAAATGATTTTTCAAATATGTTTTCATGATCGAAATCTGGAAATATAGCACCAGAAGCCAATGCCCATTTACCTAAAATATACCTATCAAACCATAAACCTGTATAAGAAGCTTTTATGATCTTTTTATATTCTTTATCGAGAATAGGATTATCATCTAGATTAAAATCCCAGTGAATTAAATCAAGTTCTTCTTTTCTATCTATATATTGTTTCTTAAACCAGTGTGCGGGGCCGTCAGGATTTGTAGCTCCAAATAATTGTGCACCAGGCACGCTTAAACGACCGTCTAACATTTTAAAAAAAGGTTCTGGTATTTCCGTTATTTCGTCAATATAAGCATAAGCTAGAGTTGCCCCCTTTATTGTAGCTACAGCGCTGATATCAGGAGCGCCTACAAAATATACATCCCTACCGTATAATCTAGTCTTCATGCACTTTTCTGTTGGTGCAGGAAATCCTATCATATCATACATAAGCGATAAAATATTTCTACCAATAGAACTCCTGTTAACGCCACAAATCATCGCATCGCCAGGTACTCCAAATTGCAATCTATCAATAAATTTTCTTACACTTGAATATGTTTTTCCTGCTCTGATTGATCCTACCCAAATATTGTAACGGTGAATTGCTTCTACAAAAGATTTATTCTGCTTCGGACTTGTCTTGAATTCCATTAAACTCGATGTTGTGAAGCTTTAAAAGTGCTTGTTGTTCTTCTATGATGTGATCTTTTTTCATTAATTCATTTTCTGCATTGAAATCATTGGTCTTTTTAGGTTCTGGCTCAATATCAACTTGACCTAACCATAATTTGCCTAAAAGAACTAACATTTGGGTATTACCCTCTAATGCTTCTTCGTACTGCATTTCTCTAACATTTCCTTTTCCGTCACTGTGAAAATCACTAGAGAAATTAGTAAAACAATCACCATATTTTTCTTTAAATTTATAAACAAAAGTAGTGGGATGTATTCTAAAATGACTAGAAATTTCAACAGCTGTACACCCCGCTTCCATTTTTCTTTCTACTCTATCCCAGTCTATTGGTTTCGGGGGTCTTGCCATATATTTAAAGCCTTTTTTCCTGTAAACTAACAATTTTAATTCATAATTGCAATCTTTTTTCTTGCAATCTGTCCATCTATACAAGAATATATTGCCGAACTTGTAAAAAAAGAGATGGAAAAAAGAGATAGTAGAAAATGAAAATAACGATTAACATTTGCGCTTTGTTAGTGACAATATCTCTCTTTGTTTTAACTTTTCTATTTCTTGTGAAATTTGGAATTTGGTTATTTTCATGAAAAAAGCCGTGAACTTTTACACTCACGGCTCAAACAACCCGAAAACCTAAAATACTTACATGAAAAAAAGGACACTTTAAATACAGGGAGTTTAAAGTTGTCTTGACATATAGCAATTTTGTAAATATTATGTATATAAAAATTTTGAGGTAATGATGCGATCAGATAATTTCATACATAATATGATGTATAATCACAAAAAACCTGAATATAATCCTAATCAGGTTAAATTTGGTGTGGGTACACAAATTACAAATAAAAAATGGATAGATCAAATTTTATCAAAAAAGGAAGAAAAAATGTTAGATGAAGATCAAAAAAAAATTATAATATACCATCTTGAATTTAGAATTCAGGAGCTACAAGAGAATAAAAATATTAACTCAAGAAGAATGGCCGTTTATGGAGCAGAACTTAAAGAAGTATTAGATGAACTGTGCGACCTTGAAAATATTTTAAAAACAATGAAACAAAATGATGATGAATAAGAAATATATACTTTGTTTCATAATATTTATTATTTGTATGTTTGTTTTATATTGTGCAAGTAAAAAAACAAAAACAGTTCATCAAAAAACGATTGTATTATGTGAGCCTGAATATCCTCAAAGTCCTAAAGGTGTGAATGGAATCCAAAAGTGAAGTCATTTACCCACCATGTAAAAAATGCGGCGTAACCCATAGAATGAGTATAAAAAATATGGAAACAGGTGATATCGAGCCTTTGGATATATGTTACAACTGCGTATTTTTTGGTGAATATAAACCACTAAAAAAACAAGTAGTATTGGATGCAAATGAAAAATAGCTGGCTTCAATCTTTCCATCTGGTAAAATATTTTCATTATTATTTTTATTGGAAATAAATTGATCGTTATGTTAAATTTATCAGATAAAACAATTTACTGAATATTTAACAATAAAATTGTTATAGAAATTCGACGGCGTAGCAATGGTGCTACGTCGCCGTGTTATGGTAATGGCGATGGATTAAATGGCTTTAACATCGTCCGTTGCTATTACATGTGGCCTTCAATCCCTATTTCTTCTTTCATCCCGTCTTTTTCAAAATCAATAGTTCCATGTAAAGATAAATCTTTAAATGTTGAGGCGCAAGCAGAAATTAATAGAATTAGCGCTGAAAAAGCAATAATCTCAATAAAAATATTACGCATAAATACCTCACTTGTGTATACTATTTTTTACAAATAGCCCTTTCAAAGTTAAAAATAAATATTAAAGTTTACATATGAGTGCTTACGCAATACAAGAAAAGTTTTTTAATAGTGTTGACCCAAGTCTTGTTAAAATAATACGTCATGAAGTACAGTATGATTTTTTTCAAACGAAAGAAGAATCCGAGACTGAAATGTTGGTACGAGAGATGGATGGCGTAAAAGTATCAGTTACGAAAATACGAAAGGCGTTATTTGCTCGTAATGGAGATCTTCAAAGAAAAATGTTAGAGCTTGAAGAAAGGTTAAATATTGTTGAACGCGGAATTTGCAGGGGAGTGTTTCCTAATGACTGACGAAATACTTCAAATAAAGCCATCTAAACTTCCAAAAGATTATTTTGATACGAAGGGTAAACTTATAAGTTATCGAAATGAAGAACTTAGAGTGTTACGAAAGCTAAAAAAAATATCGGGTGTTAATCCTGAATTGTTGGGAAAATCTTGATTATCTCAATCTCAATTGCATATTCATGCGGAACGCCCCTAATTTGATCATATCTGACTTGTATTCGCTTATCTGAATCAGATTGTCCAATTGCCTTACCCGGAATTAAAATGGAACATAGCGAGTCTAAAATCCATTTAAATGCCATTGGTAAATTATCCCATTGATCAAGCTTTCTTGGTGCTATTCTTGTAAGTTTGATTGTGCATGGTAAACATGAGTCGTCCAAATGATTAGCCAAGCTATATTTGATAGCATCTTTTTGTTTCGTATGTCTCTTTGCCTTTTTAGTCCAATGTTCCCGGGAGTTTGCTTCATTGACTGTCTTTATCGGAAGTTTGAATTTCATAGACATATTTTTTCTCCAACTCTGAAATATCCAAACCTAATTGTTTTAGATTTTCGAGTGCAAGCTTAATATAGTCATTTTCTGTCATACCGTATTCATCATACATCATCACTTTCTACCTGATTTTTGCCTTTCATGATTTCCATTACTCTTTCAAAACCCTTAGTAATGCTGTTTATTTTGAATGTAACGATACTTTTTTCTTTATCTAACATAAATGTGTATGTACCGTCTATTTCTTGAATGTCGAGCCTTAAAATGTGTTTCATGATTTTATCCTAGCAAGTCTTCGGTATTTCCATATAGTTCAAGTTTGGTGTAATATTCTTTGCAATCATGCAAATGTTTCTGACAAGATTTTATATATTCGTGGTTTTTTTGTCTTTGATCAAACCATTTTTTTGGAAGAATTTCGATATATTTTGAATAATTATTGCTATAACCTATTATTTTAAACTTCTCTATATCATTAATTCTTGCTTTCTTTTTTAACATATGTTCTGAAATATACATATTATAAATTCAACTTTTATCCGTACGATGTTTTCTTATAGCTAAAATCAGCGGAATGGGTCTTTTTTTAAGACTTAGCGCTGAATTTCTGAACCATCATTTCTGCGAACCAATAAACCATCTCATTTTTTCTCCCAGTATCTATTTTTAAGTGTGTTTCTAAGATAGCCTATAATGTTAGGAATTGTTTGGTTCTTAGCTTTTTTCTTTTTTAGTTGCTGTTCAGTGTACATGGATGCTTGATAAATATCATCAGAAGAATAAGTTTCGACAAAATAAGTAGCTGTTTTAAGATCGCATCCTATTTGCAAAAACCAATTGCAAGCACGCGCTTTTTTATCAACCAAAACAGAATCTTCTTTATTTAAAAAACAACCAACAACAGAATCGGCGCAAGCCGTGGGTTGTTGTTCTTTAGACAAAGGGTTTTTATTGTTAGGGTTGTTATTAGGTTCATGTGGTGAACCTGCCTCCCCTTGGGCAGATTCATGTGGTGAACCTGCCTCCCCTTGGGCAGATTCATGTGGTGAACCTGCCTCTACTTTTTGATATTTTAAAGTTGACATGTAGGCGTTATTGAACCCCCAAATATTTTTAACGGTAATGATGTGACTTGGGGATTTATTGACGCATTTGTCGTTTTTGAAGTTTGCTTTTTTAGATTCGACGACTGTTATTAAAGGAGTGTTGTTGAGTTGATGGAAATTTTGTTGGAGTTCTTTTTTAGCATTAACCACAGAACCTACTGACATGCCACAAAGCTCGGCTAATCCATCTGTATCTCGCCAACATTTACCCCTGTCCCCTGCCGTTTGTTTGATTACTCGATATAATTCTCTAGCCACTAAGCTCAGTTTTCTAACCTCTTTTTTGCCGTCTTTGTCTATAAAATCGTATGTAAGATAAGAAATTAAGTGAGGAATCATACAATAAAATGAAGGTTCTTCATTTTCTAAATGTATTGCGTAAAGTTCTGATGGTGAGATATTTTGTGATTGATTTGACATAGCATTTCCCTATTAAGTTAAATTTTAATAGAAAAGAACCGCTGATTTTCTTAGGGAAACAATTGAACTTATATCGGAAGTGTTGTATAAATATAGGTCTTTACGTTATATTTATCTTAGCTTATCCGATATAAGTTTAAGAGATCCTAAGAGAGTATCATTGCCTGGTTCCTCTCTTTATTAGAGCCTCACTTCGGTGAGGCTTTTTTTATTTACGTTACTGTCTTTCGAGTTTCTTTTAAACATGTTTGTTCTTGTCTCGGCAAAAAGAATGCATTTCAATGCCCTCTAGTTCCTTAACTTCGTGACCTAGCACTTTTATAAGTAAAGAGTCATTTGATCGCTCTGTGGTCAAAATAAAGCCTCTTTTTTCCAACATAGCAAGATACCGCTCTGTTATTGGCGCATTTCCATTAAAAATCACAGCCCCTTCTACCGAACAAAGGCATATTTTATAGTAGAGGGATGAGACAATCGGTAGTATTACATCTAGTCTAAGCAAGCATTTTTCACAATGTGATATATAGATTTCCATATTCCCCCTTGCTTTTTTCTTCATAATCCTTCAAAACTTTATTTTAATCGAGGTAAAATATGAAACAGGTTTTGACAGAGATATTTCAAGATAAGTATGTGAAATGGTGGACAGTGATAGCCACAACCCTGATATTTTTAATTGTGTTGTCATCTTATTTTATTCAGTGAACCAATCTTTGGGTTTAACTTTTCCTTTTGTCAATTCCTGAATCTTTAAAATAGTTTCTTTTCTTGGCATTGTTTTTCCCTTTGTCCAGTTGCTAAACTGTTGTTTTGATACATCACAAAGCTTAGCAAAATATGTTGATGTATATCTTTCTAGCTTCAAGTACTCTATGAGTTTCATAAAAATTAATCTTTTTTTATTATTTTTGTTGCATAAATAACATGACATGTGTCATTATCATATCTTAACAAGATAGCAATAACAGCACTATAAGTAAAGGAAAATATCATGACAGCATTCACAACACCAAAACAAATGTTTCGAGAATATCAGTTGGATGCTCATTTTGATTATATGGCAGATAGACAAGATAAAGAAAGTCAAACACTTAAAGAAATGGATGTATACGCAAAAGAAGCTGTAAGAAAAATTGAACATTATTGCGAATTGATAGCAGAAGCTTATGTTGATGGTTGCAAAATGGCAACAAAACTATGGGAATCTAAAGGTCTAAAAATGGTACATGCTTACGCAGTTTTAGATGATTTGGTGGATTTTCTTCTAGCATTTGATGATACAGAAAGAAATGATCCCGATTGGGATATTGATGGTTACGATGGCGAATAAACAAAACAATAAAAAAGACATAAAATGACAACATTAGCAAAAATAGAAAAATTTCAACCTGCAACATCACATTTTAGTAATGAGCAGGTTGATCTTATCAAAAATAGCATTTGCAAAGGTGCAACCAATGAAGAACTGCAGTTCTTTTTAATGGCTTGCCAAAGATCAGGGCTTGATCCTTTTGCCAAACAAATTTACTCTGTTCCACGCGGTGGACAAAGAACTATTCAAACTAGTGTTGATGGATTTCGTTTGATAGCTGATAGAACTGGTAAATATGCGCCAGGAAAAGAGCCAACTTTCGAATATGATAAGAATGGTAATTTGATTTCAGCTACATCATATGTAATGAAACAGACAAAAGATGGGACTTGGCATGAAGTTTCAGCCAACGCTTGCTTTAATGAATATAATGCAGGATCTCCCCTATGGAAGAAAATGCCAAGAGCTATGTTAAGTAAATGTGCTGAATGTTTAGCTTTACGTAAAAGTTTCCCTGCTGAAATGAGCGGATTATATGGACAAGAAGAAATGGATCAGGCGGATAAAGCTGATCATGTAAAACCGCTTTACATTTCAGATAATCAACCTAAACTTTTAATGTCTTTAGACGAAAAACAGAGAGATGAACTTATGCAGTTATTTGAAGGCTGTTCCGAAGATGCAAAGAAAGGCATCATATCTGTTATAATGAATAAATTTAAAGTTAAAGATATTTTAGATTTATATTATTCACAATATGATTGGATTAGAGGACTTTTGGTTGAAAGATATAAACACAATCAATCAATTTTGTTAGAAAAAGAAATGGCCATCAAGGGTGATGAAGTTGAGGTGTTAGAATGATTAATCAAAACGATATAACAGTGCAAGGAAGCACTGCTTGGAAAAATCACCGCCGAAATTGTATCACGGCAACCGATATTAGTAAAATAATCGGCATCAATCCTTGGTGTACTGCTTTAAAATTATGGAACCAGAAATTAGGATTAGAACTGCAGCAACAAGAAAACGAGTCTATGCGCAGGGGTTCTGAATTGGAACCGATTGCATTAACCAGATTTATACAAGAAGTTGGGATTGTTTTATATCCAGAAGTTGTTTTTCATTCTGTTGATAAATGGAAAATGGCAAGTTTAGACGGTTTATCAAGACGTAAATGGCGAGCCGTAGAAATTAAATGCTCTCAAAAGATTTATGAAAAAGCAAAACAAGGCATCATAGATGATATTTATCGCTGTCAGATGAACTGGCAAATGTATTGCCTAGATATGAGAGAAATGTATTTTGCTGCTTATTGGGATGGTGATATGATCATAATAGAAATAAAAAGAGATGATGATTTTTTAAATGAAATAATGCCGAAGATTCATGAATTCTATCGCTGCATGATGGATTTTACTCCACCACCCGCAACAGACCATGATTTCGTCAAAAGAGACTCTAAAGAATGGCGTATACATGCTGAAATATGGAAACAGACTAAGGCTGAGATAAAGTTGCTAGAAGCTAAAGAAGAGTGTTTACGCAATGAATTGATAGATATGTGTGATGGTCAATCATCACAAGGTAATGGTATTAGAGTTTCGAAATGCCTTAAGAAAGGAATTGTAGATTACAGTAGCATTGAATGCTTAAAAAGTGTTAATCTAGACGATTACAGAAAAAAACCTACGCAATATTATAGGATAAGTGAGAATGAAACTTAGGAACTATCAATCCGAATGTATCGAAATCTTAAAAAAGAATAAAAAAAAACAACTTATTCAACTGCCTACTGGTAGCGGAAAAACTTTAATATTTTTAAAATATCTTAGAGAAAATAGCAAAGAAGCTTTAATAATTGTTCCAACATTAGATTTACAATATCAAATATATGAAAGCGCCTTAAGTTTTTATCATAAAGATGAAGTTTTTTTAAAAACAGGATTTTGTAAATTTAAACCTTCAGCGATTTACATTATTGTAGCACCTTCATTATCTTCTAAAGCCACGAAAGATTTTCTATATTCGAGAACTTTAGACCATATTATTATTGATGAAGCGCATAAGTCTTTATGTAAAACATATACAGATTTTTTAGATTATTATGAAGAATTTGGATTAATTGATGGTATAAATCTTAAATTAATTGGTTTTACGGCAACTCCCGAAAGACTAGATGGTAAAAGTCTTTTAAAGGTTTTTGATGAAATCACATATAAGAAAAATATATATGATTTAATAATACAAGGTCATTTATGTAATATAAAATGCTTTAAAATAAAGACAAAATTAAAAATAGAATCTAAAGTTAGTTCAGGTGATTTTAGACCTATAGAAATGCAAAAGCTAGACACTTACTCTAGGAATAAATTAATTTATGACACTTATATTGAAAATTGTTTAGGGAAAAAAACTCTTATTTTTTGTATTTCTGTAGATCACGCTGAAAAGATAGCAGATTATTTAAGACAAGAAAAAGGCATAAAAGCCTTTCATATTTCTGGACGGCAATCAATAACACATAGAAAAAAAACTTTATTGAAATTTAAAACTGACGAAATTGATGTTTTAACAAATTGCCAACTTTTAACAGAGGGGTTTGATGAACCTAGTATTCAATGTTTAATAATAGCCCGGCCTACGAAATCCAAATCTTTATATTGTCAAATGATTGGAAGGGGTGCTAGAAAGTTTCCAAATAAAAATTATTGCGAAGTTTATGAATTAACAGATAATTCTCATAAAATATGTACTTTTAATGTAGCAGCACATGAAGAAAAAGAAGTAAATTTTCAAAGAGATTATAAAAATGGGATACTTCTTACAGATTTATACAAAGAAATAAATGAAATTAGTTTAAGTGATTATATTTTGCAAAAAGAAGAAGTTAGTATTATTTCAAGTTTTGAGCAATTTTTAATGTCAAAAGGGTTATTAGATTCCCAAAAAAAAAGCTTAATGAAAATGCAATACAATATATGCAACCTATAAATTCTTTAGAAGCATCATTTTTATTATTTTTACAAAATTTAAAGGGAAAATATGGCTACGTTTAGAAATGTGAAAGGGAAATTTCACGCTATAATAAGAAGAAAAAATAAATCTTTATCAGCTACTTTTTCGGATAAACAAACTGCTGAAATTTGGAGTAAATATCATGAAGATTTAATAGATAATATGGATAATTTTCAAGTATCACCAGAAAATTATATTACTTATGAACAATGTTTAGAATTAAAAATTCAAGATGCTATTGAAAATAATATAGATAAACGAAGTATTGAGGATTTAAAAAATAGTGTAAATCATTTTAATGAAATTAAAGATATACCTATCGGTGAAATTACTTGCGATATTTTAAGAGAATTGGTTTCAAAAATGCAAAATAGCGTTGTTAAAAAAGGTGGGTCAAAGGAGAATATAAATTCTGGTAACATTAGAAAAATTTCCCAAACGACAATTTTAAATAGATTAAGATTATTAGCCTGCGTTTTTTCGTATATGATACAAAATGGCGCTAATATGACAAATCCTGCACAAATAATAGTGAACCAAGTAAAAATGTCTATTTCCAAAAAAGATGATTCTTTAGATGATTCTTTAGATGACGATGAATAAAAATCAAAAAATATATGAAAAAATCAATCAAGCAGTGAGATTGCTATGCGATGTGTATGACATTTTAAATGAGAAGGAAGAAATTGAAGTTTCTGATGACAAAGATAAATTATTAAAAATTAGTCAATTTTTGAAATTATATCCTGAATTCACACAAGGTCAAATAAGATGGTATATACATCAAAATATAAAAGATTTTAATGAAAAAGTAACCATAAGACTAGGCACAAAAATATTTATAAAAGAAAAAGAATTCTTCCAATGGATAAAAGGCGAAGTTTAATCAACGGTCTTTTATTTTTTATATTTCTGCCAAGAAAGAAATCATCCTTGGCAAAAATATAGACCTTGAAAAGTATCGGGGTAAAAATGTAACCTCATTTAGATTTACAGAAATAAAACAAGAATAGGAAAAATATGAAAAAAATATGTGTTCTCGAAAGAGGTTGGGTTTTAGTGGGAAATTTGGAAAAAGAAAATGATGAGTATTTTTTAACAAATGCATTTGTTATTAGGCGTTGGGGTACTACAGAAGGTCTTGGCGAGCTAGCAGAAAAAGGGCCATTGCCTGAAACAAAATTAGAAAAAACTCCATTAATTAGGTTTAATAAACAACAATTAATTTTAACAATTTCTTGTAATGAGGAAAAATGGAAATAATGGATTTACGAACTAATGGCGATGGCTATGGCTATGGCGATGGCTATGGCTATGGCGATGGCTATGGCTATGGCTATGGCTATGGCGATGGCGATGGCGATGGCGATGGCTATGGCTATGGCTATGGCGATGGCAGTGGCTATGGCAGTGGCTATGGCGATGGCTATGGCGATGGCAGTGGCTAGATTTACAGAAATGAAAGGTGAAGATGGGTGAATGGATGAAAATTAACTCTGCACCAAAAGATGGTACAGATATATTGTGTTATGAGGATGGTGTCCAATTTGTCTGTTGCTGGTCAGATTATGAAGATGAAAAGGATTAGCGAAAATGGATGAATCAACCCCT